CATGCTCGGACAAAAAATGCTGCCGGTGTTGACGCCGGTATTTAACGGCATCGTAAGCATTAGCGAAAAGCTGATGCGCTGGATGGACCTGTTTCCGAACATTACGACCTACATCGGTTATGCCGTGTTCGGCATTATCGGTATAACGGCTGCGCTGGCTGCGCTGTCGGTAGTGGCCGGTATTGGCACGATGGTTTCTACTGGCTTTGGTCTGGCCTGGTCGGCCATAGGCTTAATTCTAACGCCTCTGGCTCCATTGCTAACTGCCCTGCGCATGGCATGGGTGGTAATGAAAATGGAGATGTTGGCTGGATCTGGCGTGTTTACCGTATTAAAAACCGGGCTGGTGGCCTTTGGTACTCAGTTATGGACCAACATAGCAGCTATATGGGCGTGGAACGTAGCATTGTTCGCCAACCCCATTACCTGGATAGTGCTGGGCATTGCTGCTCTGATCGGGATTGTCGCTACGGCAGTGATTTATTGGGATACCTGGACGCAGGCCGTTGCTAACTGGTTCAGTGCTTTTGATGCATTTTATTTAATCGGCCAAGGTATCGGCTTGATCATTGTCGGATTTCAATCGATAGGCCAAGCCATAGGCTGGCTTGTTGCTGGATTCCAAGCAATCCCTGATTGGTGGATTGGATTTAAAGCCTGGGTTTCAACGCTAAACCCGTTCGCCCTGATCGGCGACGGCATCGGCTTAATGATTGCCGGGTTTGACGCCATTAAAAACTGGTGGTCTGAATTCAAGAACTGGTTGGCGGCGCTGAATCCATTTGCCGGGATCAGTAGCGCTGTCGATAGCGTGATGCGTGGGATACAGTCGGTAACCGGCATTAAAATGCAAGGCGCGGCGACTGCTCAACCGACGGTGCTTGATAAACTCGCAACGCCAGCCACGCTTACCGGCGCAGCTGCCGCGCCGTCATTATCGGCGATGGCTGCGCAGCCCAAATGGGCGCAACAACCTGCACCCGGCCTTTTAACAGACAGCTTCGCACCGCCGCAACCGATCGCTGCTCCTTCCGCATTAACGCAAAGCGGCTCGGCGAACGTTCCCAAGGGCGGACTGATGAGCCAAATCAACAACGCCAATAACAGCAAAACGATCCATGTCGGCGGGATCACTATCCACAATCCGTCAAAGCCGGTAGGTCCGTTACTGGCTGACGAGCTGCAAATGGCGGCAGGCTAAGCATGGACTACATCGATCTACTCATCACCAATAACGACCTGACGCTAGGCCCCGGCAATGATCCGGTATTGCTCGGCGATAGGGACAGCATCATTCAGGACACCAAGCACCTGATTAGAGACTGCGGCCTGCTGTCGGCCTGCATCGGCGAGCGCGACAATGCCAAGGTCAAGCTGTTGATGCAACAGTTGGAACTGAAAATCGAGGACGACCTGCGCCTGGTACCGGGTACGATCAAAATCACCCGGCGGGACACGGAAATTTTTTTTATCACCGCCGACACCGTTAAGTTAGGCAAAATCAGTCTACAGGTAAGCGCATGAGCGATGTGGATTATTACAAAATTCTGAGCGACAACGGCATCCCGACCACGCAAGCGGAACTGGAAACCGCGTGGAAATCTGAGGTGACCGCGCAAGGCAGCACGATCAGCAACGACAACGCCTATTCACCGTTCTGGCGGGTCGTGACGGCATTAATCACCGTGCCTGTGCTGTGGCTGGTCAAATTCATGGCCGAAACGGTGCTGCCGAACAGTTTTGTTAAATCGGCCACCGGCGTTTGGCTGGAGCTGCTGGCCTGGGCGGTCAATATTGAACGCAAACCGGCCGGCAAGGCCAAGGGCAAGATGACCTTTACCCGGGCCGATGTCGGCGCGGCTTATACGATCCCCAAAGGCACAGTTATCCAGACCGCATCGATCAACGGTTTTGTTTACGAGATGATTACCGACGCCGATACCGCATTTGTGCCGGGACAGGCGACCGTTGCGGTCAACTGCACGGCGGCGGCAGTGGGCGACGCCTACAATCTGGCGGTCGGCTATTACAGCATTTTAAAAACGCCGATCGCCGGCATTACCGCCGTAACCAATGCCGATGGCTGGCTATTAACGCCAGGCACGGAAACCGAAACCAACGATGACCTTCGCGACCGGGTCCGCAACCAGTTCGGCACGGCATCCGATTTTCACACCGACAGCGTGTACCGCGCGCTGATCAGTGAATTCCCCGGCGTGGCGATCGATGCGATCTGGTTCGAGCATAACGCGCCGCGCGGCCCCGGCACAGCAAACGCGTTTGTGCTGTTCGATTTCAATGCTCCGGCGGTTCAATACCTGGCGGATATCAACGCCTACATTACCGACCAGGGCCATCACGGCCACGGCGACGACTTGCAGGTGTACGCGATGCCGGAAACAGACCATGCGCTGATTGTCGATGTCTGGCACGAGCCGTTTTTAACTGCTGCGCAGATCAGCCAATTGCAAACGGATGTCGATGTTTTTATCCGGGCGGCGTTCCGCGAGAACAAAGCCTACGTCGTTACCCTGACCTACCCGCACAGCCGGTTCAGTTTTTCCAAATTGGGGCAGGAGCTGCATAAACAGTTTCCAGATATTCACAGTGTGGACTTTAACCTGACCGACATTGTTTCGGCGCTGAACGTGCCGACCTTGTCATCGCTGACCCTCAACATGGCGGTGACTGAATGACGCAACAAAAAAAGCCCTCTCTGATGGACGACTGCATGGATGCAGGAGGTAGAGCAACGCAGGAGCAGTTGCCGAGAGTTTGGGTGAGGAGGCTTTAAATGGATGCAATCAAGCTGCCGTTTTGGCTGGAAGGGACCGAGCTGGTCAAGCTGCGCGATGCGGCGACGGCTTACTGGGCACAAATTGAAACCTGGCTGAAATGGCCGTTGACGCAGTTCGACGCGCTGACCTGCAGCGAGGGCGTGTTAAACCTGTTGGCCTATCAGCGCGACATCCAGCGCTTTAAAGACGAGCCGCTGGATCTGTACCGCAAACGGGTCGGCTTTGCTTATGTGAATGCCGAAGACGCCGGCAGCAAGGCCGGGTTTATCGCTATTTTCGAGCGCCTGGGCATCGGCTATCTGGAGATCGACGAGCGCGTTGATCCGGTGGACTGGGATGTTGTTTTGCTTAGACTGAGCGATTCGCAGTTGGCCGAGAACATGGAGCTGCTGCAAAAGATTATCGAAAAATACGGGCGCACCTGCCGGCGCTACCAGCTGCAGGTGATTACGCCGATTATCGTCACCATGGATGCGAAGGACACCGGGCACACCTGGTGGTTTGATGCGGCCCTGCAAACCGAATCGCCGTGGCTGGCTGATGCAACCATCGACAACAAGGCAACCGGCAACAGCTGGGATCTGGCTGTCGCCAAACTTTAACAAGGAGCAAACATGGCATTTATTACTGTTGCGGGTGAAACCCAGATAGCGGCCAAGCAAGGCGCGGCGCAAGTTCTGAACATCACCCATTTTGTGCTGGCGAATATCTCCGGACTGGGCGCTGAACCCGTCAACCGCATCGAGGCGATGCCGGCGGGCGGAAATATCATGGCAACCTTGCCGGTCACCTCGTCCGGCTATGTCAACGGCAACCAGGTGGTTTACTCGCTGGTCATGGACTCATCCCTGGGCGACTACGACTTCAACTGGGTCGGCCTGAAAGACGCCGACGGCGTGCTGATTGCATGCACCTATACGCCGCTGATCCAAAAACGCAAAACCGCGGGAGCCATTCCCGGCAACAACCTGACGCGCAATTTTTTAATTGCCTTTTCCGGCATTCAGGCGACCGCGGCCATCGCCGTTCCGGCCGCGACCTGGCAGATCGATTTCAACGCCCGGCTGCACGGCATCGATGAGCGCGAGCGCCTGAGCAATTACGACATTTACGGCCATGAAGGCTTTTTAGGCACCGGCTGGAAAGTCACACGGCAGGGCGCGACAACCACTTATGATGTGGCGGCCGGCATCGGCTATGTCGGCGGCGTGCGCACTGCCAGCGCCGTTACGCAGCAGGTCACCGTGGCGGGGCCGCCAAAATCGGTCTGGCTGGATGTGTCGCTGCAGGGCGATATTTCCGATGTGTCGGCGGTGGTGGCGTTTGTGATTGATGCGGTCGCGCATGCCGATTACACCGATGCCAACGGCTTTAACCATTACGTGACCAAGATTGCCGATATTGCCGCAGACGGCAGTGTGACGGATGTGCGGGTCAGTGCTGATAATATCGTGCCGCAAGCGGAAGCGGAAGCGGGAGCAGCGACAACGATCAGGAACTGGACGTCGCAGCGGGTTAGGCAGGCGATTACGGCTGTTACTTCAGTATTGGCGCCGTTAGCGTCTCCGGCCTTTACCGGCAACCCAACAGCGCCGACTCCGGCGAAGTTTGATAACGATACGTCTATTTCGACATCCGCGTTTGTCAAAACTCATGGTGTACAGTTCGGATCGCCTAATGTTTTCTCGGGATCGGGAACTCTGACCGCCGCAGATAATATCGGTAATTTGACGGTATTTTTGGGCCACTTAAGTTCGATAACAGTTACGCTGCCTGCATCGGCGGGCTGCCCGCAAGGCGGCGCGATTTGTTTTTCTAATGCCGGAGCTTACGATGTAACTCTCCAGCGATCCGGGGCGGATCAAATAAACCCCGGCTATGCCAATATCACGTCCATAGTTTTGAAACCGGGCGATACCCTGGATATTGCGCTGAACGGTACCGTATGGAACGCATTCGGCGGTTCTGCCTGTCTCGCGTATATTGGCAATTTTGCAGCATCGCTCAGTACCAATGGCTATCAGAAATTGCCTAGTGGGTTAATTATCCAATGGGGCTCGACTGGGCCCGTATCAACCGGAGCGACAATAACATTCCCGATAGCGTTCCCGAGCGCGGCCCGCGCGGTGAATGCGTTCATGACCTATGGCGGGTCGTACAATATCGCTATGTCTAGCAATGTCACCGCTACGAATTTCGTTTTAAATCACAACTATGCCGGAACAGCCAGCCATAGCTGGATGGCTATCGGTTATTGAGGACTATATTATGAGATACAGCGACCAAACCGGGTGTTTTTACCCAACGAGCGAAAATTACGCGCTATTGCCGGACGATATTACGGATGTGCCGCATGAGGATTTCGCGCTAGCTATGTCCCGGCAGCCAGGCGAGTCTGTCGATCTGGTCAATGGACGGATCGTTATCGTGCCGACGCCTGAACCGACACTGGTAGAATTGAAAGCGGCAAAGGCCAGCGCTATCAAATCGGATTGCTCCGCAACCATCACGGCGGGCATTGATCATGACGCGCTCGGAACGGTGCATCACTACCCGACCGCGGCGACCGATCAGGACAATCTAAACGGCCTGATTACAAAATCGCTGATCAGCGGTGCGGCAGGTGAGCCTTATAAATTCTGGTGTGCAGACAGCACTGGTGTCTGGGCACGGCGTGATCATACGGCGGCGCAGATACAGTCATTGGGTCTCGCTGTAGCGGCACAGGTGATTGCCGCACAGGATTTATATGAGATCAAGTTGGCTGCGATCCAGGCTGCCACGACACCGGCCGAGCTGGACGCGGTCAGCTGGTAATGACCTGGTCACCGCTATCCATCACCGCGCCGTTGGGCAATGCCGCCGCGCTGGACAGCCAGTCCGGCGGCAGCATCATCAAGCGCCTGGTGCATCCGTGGCTGCATGGCGTCGGCGAGGGTTCCGGCCATTACCGTTACCTGAGCTTCCCCAATGCAGCCAGCGCCCTGGCTAAAACCATTGGCAACGAACCGGCGGCGCTGGGCATTGCGATCGCAGCGTCTAACCTGACTGATTTTGCCAGTGATATCGCCGCATTCAATGCGGTGTTCCCGGTGCGCGAATTTGCAGCGCTGGGTCGCAAGGCGGCGGCGCTGGTTGATCTGGAAACGACCAAATTCAACCTTCCGGAAGCTGCTGAAGCGATCGCCCAGCAAACGATGGACCTGTCCGGGCTTGGCGCTGTTGCCGATCTACGCAAGGCGGCGCTGATGGAGCAGGCGCAAGCCGAAGCCACGGCGTTTGCGTCAACCAGCCCACTGGCCAACCTGGATCTTTACCAGGTACAAAAAACCGCTGCCGATGCGGCCATTGCCGCAGCGCTGGCAGCGGCCAAGGCTCAGCTGTCCGGCGGTGCCGGCTGGCGTTTTTACGCCGATGCTGATATTGCCAACGCTTTGCTGCAAAACACGCCGGACCATCGTTACACGCTGACCGCGATCATGCTGTTTACCGGTTCCGTGGCTGATCTGGCGCTATTACAGGAGATTGTCGCGTGAGCATCTATTTAAACGATAACAAGATCCCCGGGCATAACCAGAAAGTGTCGATCGACTTGAAGTTTGCCAGCGAGGATATGTCCGGCAACAGCTCTTCGACCGCCAAGGCGCAAAAAGGCGACAAGGGCAAAACCCTGAAGGTGCAAACCACGATCCGGTTTATCGATGCCGACGATTTAAGCCTGCTGGTCAATCTGTCCGAAGCCAAAAACGCGGCAGGCGAGCAGGCGGTTTACCACATCGTCAACCCCACCGCCAACGCCATGAACATGCGCCAGGGCTTTTTTGATGAAACGCTATCGGTGCAGGAAAACGAGCAAACCGAAGACTGGAACGTCAGTTTTACGCTATCCGAGCATCATTCCGTTCCGGAAAAA